AAGGAATAATTCCGATTAACACGGCCACAAGTAGACCAATGGGACAACTTTTTAAGGCACTAACCCACTAAAACTGTATATTTAAAGGCTACCTATGAAAACTTGACAGATACGCTCAAGTGTGCCTAACTATTGTATCATAATCAGACTATGATATAATTACATTGTGATAAAGATTAAGCCGTGTGCAGCGAGTGCTTCCTAACCCGCAAGCCGGCATGGGTGGATACCATTTGGTACCCACCTTTTTTATTAAAGTCGCCCATTAAAAAAGCCCCGCTCGTTTGAGTGAGGCTTTTCTTATGTATTGTGTATTTCTAAAGCGACTATACTTTTCTAACCACCAACTTGGGCAATTTCAAAGTCTATCCAAACATCAGTATTTGTGATTCCGCCCCAAATAAAGACTGAAATTCCACCATCGTTATCAGTTTCTACTTTCGTTAACTGAGAAGTATAGCTGTCACCGATGACAAACGCACCAGCTTGTACGCTCCAAGGAAGGCCTAGATGGAAGTGATCACCATTACCTAATCTATCAATATGGACTTTGCCGACACCGTAAATTTTAGTTACGCCCGGATAAGTTTCTTTCCAAACCATTAAGCTATCAGAAGCGGAAGATTTAGAAGCGCCGCCAGAAAATGTGATGTCTCGGCTAACCGGACTAATCTGTACACCTTGCGGTAGTTTGATGCTACCAACCCCAGCCTTAACTTCGTTGTCAACATAACTTTTGATGTTATCAATCCCAGCGCCAGATAAGTTGTCAACAATCAAGTTACTAAAATGATTGCTGCCAGTAAAACTATTACTGCCGTCAGTAGTTGCTACCTTGCCGCTTTGAAGTTGCTTCATGTAGTCAGCAACTTGCTTTCCAATTGAATTAACGCCTGAATCAACTGCATCAAGCATATTGTTATAAGTATCAGTTATAGAGGAAACAGCGTCAATCTTGCCATCTACGTTTGATAAATAAGGTGTTAACTCTCCTGTTGTCATAAAGACCGCATTTTCCAAAACAGAAAATGAAACCGGAATTGTCGATACGGCTTGGTCTGTTGATTCTTTGCGAATTACAAAATATGCATTCTGGTAAGGCCCTGCAGCTTGATAGAAAGCTCCTGGTACTAAAAAGGAACATGTCCCTGCTTTTGCTGAGTAAACATGTTCCATTGACTGAGTTGTCTTTGTCATTCCTTTGGCGTCTTTTCCTTGTAATTCAACAGTTTCACCCGTTAAATCGTGTGGAAAACCGTTATCAAGGAAACGAATATATACACGTCTTCCATTATCCCCTTGACGACCATTCAACGCATCGAACAGGTAAGAGTCCGTGCTCTTGATATCAGTATCAATTTTAGCGAATTTTCCCGTGTAATTAACTGTTACATCTGCCATTTACTCCACTCCTTCCATTTCTTCAACATAGCCAGAAAGCTTATTAAGAGTATCTTCTATTGTTTGCCATTGTTTGTTCAAGGGCTGTTCATAATGTTCTTTATCAAGGTTCAAACAACGAGGGGGATTCAGATTAATAAGAGAAGTGTCACCAGTTAACTCATCTATAAAGCCATAACGATTACAATATTTGATTAACTCGTTAATAATATTTTGTAATTCAAAAAGTGTTGAGATGACCCCGTTTCGCAAAGGTCTTAGTAAATCATTACTATAGTTTGTTTCTAGCGCCACAGAGACGGAATCTAGTCCGAACAAAGCACTAATTCGCTTATAAATGCCATTAATAAAGTCAATAATCTTTTGCACATTGCTATTTAAATTATCACCAATCTTAAAAAGATCATCAGCCTTATCAAGATGGCAAAGAGCTTTAACATGCTTACTTGTGTCATCTTTATTCTTGTCTTCACTCTTATCTTCATCTTTAGAACCATTATCAGTTTTGTCAGGATTAGTTGGCACAATTGGATGACTATCTTCACTTATCATACTTTTTAAAATGGGTGCAAGCCGCTGAGCCATTTTATCCATAATTGTTTGCGTTGGATGAACTTCACTATCGCCTAAAGTAGTTGTGTGATTAGCTAGCGTAATTAACGGATCTGTCCTCCAATCGTAATACTTGCACCCGTTTTTAGTTGCAACTTCTGCAATGAGGTCGCACAGCTGGTTCTGTGTCCAGCCACCTGAATTCTTATCATCTAGTGATGTTGACTCTTTACGAAAGTCCTGCGTTGGCAACTCGAACAAAATAGGAATTTTAGCGTTGGTGTTGTGAATGTTGTTGATACCTTGTTGGATATAATCACGTTCATCGTTTAAGCTGCCAGGCGGATAACACCAATCATTCACACCGTATCCAACAAGCACAACGTCGTAAGCAAAAAAATTAGTTTCAGCCGTAAATCTGTCAAACGAGTTATTACCAGAAAACTGAGTCCCACCAATTGATTTATTCGTCACATCCCAATTGTTAATTTTTCCAATTATTTCTGGAATTCTTTGATCATGAGGTAAGTTGACATGCCCGTCCCAACCAGCAAAGATAGAATCACCTAATGCGATTAATCTGGTCATACTACCACCTCATTATTTTTCGGTTGTCGTCGCTTCCTTGATTGCCGTATCTGAGGCTAACTTTTGCCGAGCAATTGTTACCATGTCGCCCATTGCCACTTGCATAAAGGTCTTGCCATCTGGTAAATCATCTTGTTTTACTCGAATTGAGGCATTAATAAATTCACCGTCACCAGAGTTATTGCCGTAAAGCCCAACTTGAGCTGATGTGATATTGCCGTTATCAAAGTTGTATGAGAATTGATTTACTTCAAGATTTTCCATTGTTGTTTCCTCCTAGATTAAATTAGTGCATTAGAAAAGGCCTTAACTACTTCTTGTTAGGGCCTTGTTTCTTGTTGTTTTGCTTATTTAACTTTTCTTGTAATTCTTGCACTCGCTTCTTTAATTGATCATTTTCTTGATAAAGCAGAATTGCTTGTGCCCGAAAGTTAGCTCGTTCAGCTTCGGCAGTAGCTAATCGTTTTGCGAGTTCGTCGATTGTGTATTTATTCAAGTTATCGTTATTCATATTAATTGTTCTCCTTTAATTTCTTAATTTCTGTTTGTTGCGCTTGTACTTGTCGGTCTAATTCTTGAAATGCGGCGATTAGGTAGGCCAACTCCACATTTGGCTCACGATATTTACCACTCTGATCAATAAATTCACGAGGTACCGAATACTGTGCTACGTCATGTACATCGTCAATGATGAAACTAGCCTGTGGATCATAGATGCCTTGAGCTACATTGCGCTTGTATTCATAAAGGTACTGGTCATCTTGACGGATCTTACTTAACGCTACTTGGGCGTCAAGCTTAGTAATGTTCGTTTTCTTAGATAAGGTCGAATTAGTTAACCAACCTTGTGCTTTGGCATAGCCGTTAATATAAACATACTGCATAAACCGGGCACCAGAATTGACGTGGAAGTTCTCACCATTGTTATCGCCGGTATTGAACTCCACAGTGTTGCTGTTATCAAGGCGATTGAAACCAACCCAAGTACCGTTGTTAGTATTATTTTGCAAAAACAGCGTTGACCGGATATTAACACCACCATTATTGACTTGCATTCTCATATTGCCTTTAGAAGCAAAATTAATTTCCTGATTGTTCAGACTAATTGCATCGGTCATCGCAAACCAATTTTGAGTAGCTGTTGCCCCACCAGGATTAAGATGATCAAAGGCACTAATTCTGAGGTAGCCATTTGAAGCACCGTCATATCCAATACTGTAATAAGGAACCGGGGAATTGTATCCATTCGGTATTACGTTAGTTAGAAAATCTAAACCGGTATAACTCATACGGATTCCTGTGTTGCTTGACGCACTACCCGTTGGCTGAATATAGAGGTAATCATGATCAGCTCTTATTCTCGTTCGTCCATCACCCAGACTAACATTATTAGTATTAAGCCAACCAGTATTAACCTTATCAGCAGCAAGACTGGCAATAGCTGCACTTGGAATAAATGCTTTACCAGAAAAGACAACTGAGTCTGCATCAAGATAGAGCTTGTTTGACTGAATCAGTGTTCGTCCAGCTTCCATGTTAATTTGGCTCATAAGTTGGCCTTTGACTACCCGTAAGTTAATATCGTTTTGAAGCTGATTAATTTCAGTATAGGTAGCACCCTCGTCCCAGCCAGTCCAGTAACTTCCAAACCAGCGACGATACTTATGCTGATTACCGCCATCTTGGTAAACATCTTGACGGATACGATCATTATCATTACCAGTCACATCAACATAAACCCAACCAGAAATTGGGCTGTTGGCCAGATTACGAACGAAATAGTGTCCGCTTGTTTTCATATTATTGATGTCAGCAGAATCAAGTGTCTGCATATCTACTCGCTGCTTCAAAGCATTAAAGTCAGCACTACTGATTTTTGACTGCATGATATTTGAGAGCTGAGTGAATTGTGACTTCGTATTGTTCTGGAAATTCGTAACGTTTGATTGTAAACCGTCAATTGAAGCGGTTACTGATTGTAGTTGCGTTACGGTTGCGTTGTCGCTAGGAGCTTGAGAATAAGGAGTAGCAATCCTTCCACGTTCAATTTTTAAGTGCTTCACATATAAATTTGTGCTACCGCTTGGATAAATAATCCATTGTCCTTGCACACTATTGACATGAACTGTATTTGAAATTCGCTGCCATTGGTTCGTTATAGTAACAGTGCCAAGATTCCCATTATCTCCACCCTCATACTTGAATGTGCCTCCTGATAATGTTCCATCACCTTTAATATCAGCGGAAATCGTATAAGTTTCTCCTGGTGTAGGAACAAAGGCATGTGCATTATAAGCCGTATAAAAACCACCATTTTGTGAATGAACCATTTTCGTGTGTTCATCATATTTTTCAATCGTGGCAGAGTTCCCATTTAATCCAATGCCAAATGAGCAATCTTCAGTACCCGTTTGCAAGTTAACTCCGCCGCCACTATTTTCTAACTCAGTAGTCAGGTTAGTAATCGACTCACTCAACGTTCCAGCACGTTGATCAATCAAGGATTGCACAGTTGACTGTGTAGCAAATCCTCGTCCATCAATCAAGTTGTTAACTCGTGTTTCGTCAACTTTTGATTTAACCTCACCGGCCATAACGTTAAGTCTTGCACTTAACTGTTGCGCAGTATTGTTGAGATTGTTAACCTCCGTCTTATCAGCTTTAATGCTAACAAGCTTGTTTGTTTCATCAATGGCGGTGGAATTCTTCTGAATGGCAGTAATCGTATCTGTAGGGTTGCTCTCCCATGATCCTGTGACATTACCTTCAACTAACCGTTCATCTTTAACTTGGATCGTATGTTGACCATTTTGACCGCCAGATGAATAAACTGCCGTCTGTAGATACCATGTATTAGCATCTATTTGGCCAGTCAGAAATACACGAACATTACTTTGACCCGGTTGAACATAAGCAGAAATTCCTAACATTCCATTAGATAATCTATTCTTATTTTGGTCACATCGCCAAACTTGTAATTCAACAGGAACATCAGAAGTATTATTGATTGTTGCAGCATAAGTAAACCAATCACCCATATGGTAATTAGCTACTGACGTGTACATATCGGAGCTTGTATGGACCTCCATCCATCCAGCGCCAGTTAATGACCTATATTGATCACTAGTGCCATGAAGTAGGTTACGAGTTCCTATCTTCATACTATCAACTTTACCTTTGAGCGTTTGATACTCAGCAGATGATACCTTCTGATTAATCTGATCAGCCATTAGCTTTTGCTCAGCACTGACTTGGTTAACGGTTCCTTTAACGCTATCAACTTCGGACTTATCAGCTTTATTTAGCAGCATATCCTTAGTTTGCTGTTGCTCAGTGCTAAGTGCCGTTTGCTTTGATTGCAGGTCGCCAGTAATACCAGAATACTTGCTATCAAGGCTGTTAAGCGTCACATTCAAGCTAGCCAGCTGATTGCCTTGACCAGTTAAGGTATCATGTAGCCCTTTTGCATCAAGTTTGATGTTGTTGATGTCCTTTTCGGCGTTAGTGAATGTGCCGGCTAATTCATCAACCTTTTGGCTTATCTTACTAAGGTTCCCCTTCGCGTCAGCAATTTCAGTTGTATGCTCGGTTGTTGTCTGTTCAACCTTACTCAGTCGCCCATCTTGATCAGCAAAGGTACGTTCATATCCATCAGCCGTCAGTTGAAGTTTTGCGACTTGTGACTTAGCATTCTCTAACTCAATCGAAGCTTGACTAGCACTTGTCTGTAAAGAAGCAATGTTGCCTTGATTATTCTTGATATTCTCACGTAAGCCATCCGTATCAGCTTGCAACTGGTTAACTTTACCATTAACAGAAGCATAATCAGCTTCAAACTGGCCCTGCTTCTGTTTAATAACAGTAATATCATGTCCTTGCTCTGCTGCACTATTTGCATACGTATCAAGGTCACCACTTACCTTTGCTAGGCTATCCTTAACCTGATCAACTTCACTTTGGGCTTTTGCAACATCAGCTTGAGCAGACTTAACAGCTTCCTCATTAGCCGACTTAGCAGTGTTAATTTCCGTTTGCATATCAGCAACGTCTTGCTTGATAGCCGCAACATCACTAGCAGCGTTCGCCTTAGTTTGCTGAATTTCTGCTGCCGCACTATCAGCCGCCGCTTTTGCCTCACTGATTGCTTCACTCTGTGCAACGATTGCATCGCTGTTGACCTTACTTGCTGCAACTGCTGATTCGGCAAATTTGACGGCGCTATCTGCTGCGGACTTTGCATCCCCCATGCCTTCGAGTTGCTTGTCGATCTCATCTTTGACTTTATGACCTGTGCCATTGTTCCAGATAGCATCGATATCTTTTTGATCATACAAGCGTCCAAACATAGTATCTGTTACATGAAAAGTACTTCCATTGTCTGGGGAATAGCCACGTCCTAAAATACCGGTTTTAGTATCACGCCCAATTTCACCAACGATAACTCGAACAGTTTGATCATTATTTTTCTTTGTCGTCGGGTTGTTCGCTTTGTTTATTTTGCTGTTGGACGTATTGCTCAATTTTTTTCGCCTCCTCCTTTGTAATAGTTAAAATATTTGTTGATTGCTCAGGATAAGTTGGCGTTTGCTTTAATGAATCTATCGCTTGCATCAGACTTTTATTCCGAGCATTTTGATAATCAAGAATATTTTGTGTGTTGGAGTTTAATGTTACAGAAGTAGGATTAGAAGCACTATAAGGATACCAATTGAATCCTACGACAGCCTCATTAGTTGAGATTTTTTGACTTCTTACCATGATATGGATCATATCACCCGCAATTGGTTTGAAATTAGTATAAGTCGTTACTTCAACTGATAATGCTGGTTCCGGCTGAATTTTTGTTTTAGCATACTCAATCATGGCATTTTTATCGCTAAACCGACCATCCTCAATTGGTTCTGCAGGAAATTCACCATACTTTTTTATCGACTCTTCATCTCGATACATAAACGGCTTGAAATAATAGTATTCAACTGAAGATGAAGTACTACTAGATTGTGATTCACCGCTTCCACCTGCAGCCCCACCTCCATTAACAATTGCTGCCATTTGATCATTACGAGCAACCCAGCTTGGATAAAACCAACTGGCTGGTTCTTCTTTACATACTTCACCCGGCTGTGGTTCAAAAATTATCGTATTAGCATCTAAAAATAAACAAATATGATAAGAACTGCCATGAGCTCCATAAAACCCAACATCCCCTGTTTGTGGCGAACTTACCTCATGAAAATATGGTTCCATAGCAACTGTTTGGGCTGGAACACTAATACCAAAGTCTTTGTAAACTTGTGATACATACGATGAACAATCCATCCCATTTCTTGGATTTCCACCTCTAGCACCACCAGAACCACCATATACATAAGGAACTCCTAAGTACGATCGGGCGTCATTAATTACACCTTGAGCGTTTTTAGTGATATTAGCCGTATTTCCAGAATCATCATCACTATCTGTATCAGTTTCAACATCTGTTTCAATAGAATACTGACCACCAACACACATAACCTCGTTAGTCAGGCTTGTAGAATCAAAGGTCCATTTGAATTCGGTCGTGTTATACAAATAATCAAGTCGATTACCGTAATCTTTATTAAACTGATCTTGAGAATAAACTCGAATATTTTTATTATCTGGATAAATAACTGCATTAGGCCAATGATCAGTAATTTTGCTTAGCATGTCTGTTCCGCTACCGTCAGATAATTGTTCAATTCGTGAAGAAGGGAAATTGCCAATTACTTGATACGTAAACCCAAGATTATTTCCATCAAGCCAATATTTCAATACATCTTCTATTTTGTATGAAACCTGATTTTCTTCCGACTCATCTTTTGTTTCATCAGTCTTAGTTACTGTAGTTGTCGTAGTTGTTGATCTACTTTGAGATTGTGATGTCGCCTTTTGCGAATTAGGATCATTTTCATCTGATCCATTATCACCATTGTCAACTTGAGTTCCACCATTCACTCGAACGTCTGTATCTTTTCCATCGTCCTGTGGATCCACATACGTTTTATATTTCCGAATACGACCTACTTCAAAGTAAACATGAGTAGCGACAACATCTAAAGAATCTTGACCAGAGTTTGCATCTGGTTCTGCCTGCTTAATGATATATTCTTGTCCATCAAAAAAGATAGATGCTTGACTATCCAGCATCGAATAGGCCAATGATCCATCTTGATAAGCAGTAAATTGTAAACTCCAAGCAGAATTAATTTCCCAATTAATATAGAAACTATCAGGATCAATACTATTAAGAGGTTCGACTTCGGTGCGTCCCAAACCCTTAACTGTAACTTTTTGCTTAATACCAGGTCTCATAGGTAAATAAAAGGAAAACTGAAAGTAATATCGATACTATTTGCACCGGAAATAGAAATATCGTTCCATTCAGTATCCAAAATAATATTCCCATAATCAGTATTAGCACTAGCGGGTTGTCCATTAACCGTTGTGTTAATTCCGTTAAGAATAATACTTTCTGATCCGTTTGATGACTTCTTATATTCCCACTCACTACCATTAGTATTATTGGTAATCTTGCATGAATTTCCACTAAATTTCATAACAACTTCAAGATCATGCTTTTGACCAAAAGGATCAATTGCAATGTCGCTAGGATTATACAGCTTAAAATTAGCTGTCGTGAAATGGTAATTAGGTGCATGATCTAATCCTAATTCTCCAAACTGGATCGTACCTGCTTTTGCGCTGTAAATAGAGTTACTCCGATAAAGTGAATAACGATAGCCTGATGGATTATCAAAATTCATGGTGATTAACGCATCATGTGCATAATCTTGACTAGGTTTAATTTCAGGAAAATTAGGAATCGAGTAGGAGATAATTGATTATTTCAATTATCGACCTCTCACACCACCGTACGTACGGTTCCGTATACGGCGGTTCGACAACTTAATCACATTGAATTGACTGGAGCGTCTT